GTTGTTTTGAACTTTGAACCAAGATACGCAAAATTTACAGATATTGCAGGAGCGGTACATGATGTTGATTTTGAACCATTTGAAAGCGATATATAAGAAAATGTTAATAAAAAACTGTTAAAATATTTGCTATATATCAAAATAAATATAATATTTACAGAAAATAAAAACACCGAAAAACAAATAAAATTAATTATAAACAACTTTAAATCATTTGCTTATGGATACATCAGAAACAGAAAACGAAAAAAGACTCATGCAAAATGCCAAAATAGACTACATCGACCGAGTTTTAAAGCAATTAGAGCAGTCAAATTGTTTGATAACTATTTGGGCGACAGGCTTTGCCCCTGAAAATATTACCAATGCTTTTGGCGTTATGTGTGAGCAACCTATAAAAGAAATGATTTACACTTTTTTAAACAATGAGAAAAAAAGTATTATTTTAGACGAAAAAAACAGTTATTAATCTTATAAATCAATAAATTATGAATGAAACTATTATAATTATAATGCGGTTGGCGTGATATAAAACATTAATTAACAGCGTAACATATTTAGCTGACACACCGATAGGAAGTTATGAAATTGACGTTATTACAGATAACAAAGGTAATACTATGCTAACTATAACTCAAATGTAATGGATTTCGATAGCATTAAACCACTTACAAGGCACGAGGCAAAAAGCATTAAAACACACGATTTGAGCGGTCGCCACATATCTATATACGAAATAAATGGGCGCACAATGAAAAATAAAAACTTTATGCTTTTGGCATGCGAACCGTTTTGAAATTCGTAGCTAATGAAATATGAGCAACCAACAAAAGCCAAAAAGAAAAAAACGCTACATAAGGTTAACAGGAAAAGAAAAAATTACACCTGAAGCACAATTAGCGGCTAACAACTTTACAAATTGGTACGCTCAAAACTTTAACAAAATATGCGGCGACTGGATAAAAGTTACCGTTTTAGATTTAGATATTTTACAAGACACTTTTTTAAAGATACATGAAAGCATTTTACTGAAAAACTTTAAAATAAAAGACTATAAATTTTACCTTTTACGGAGCTACTATACAAATAGATTGGCAGTTTTAAAACAAGCTCCAAATACAGATATAATAAAAGTCAAAAATTATCTAATTTTTGACAATGAGAATGAAACAGAAATAAATAACGAATTAGAACAACTGAAAAAAGATATATTCAAATATGTTACTGAAAATTATGATACGACCTCCGTAAAACTATTTCTTAAATATGCTGAAAATTTTCCTAAAATATCATACAGAGAATTGGCACGAATTGAAAATATATCATTTTCTAAAGTAATGGTTATTTTAGGTAATTTACGCAAAGATATAGCGGTAAAATTCAAAGATAGATATAACAATTTGCTATCTTTATAGCTAAATGTTATAATAATTCAATATTTTTAATAACTTTTTATTATGATTAACTTATTAATTTACTTAGGTTTATTTGCCGTGTTGGTTGCAATAGCGATACTTAGCAGGGCAGGGGCTTACATTTTTACACAAATAAAAAAGCCAATTTTGAACTTTAAACCATTCAATTGTTACGGTTGCCTCTCTTTTTGGTTAACTTTGATATTTGGGTGTGTAATTATCTTATTTACAAGGTATGTTTTTGAAACAGCCGATTTAATAAATTTTGCACGGTTTTATATTGTTACCGTTGCATTTCTTTTAGGACTTATAAATTATTTAACTATTAACTTTAAATTAACAATCAAACCATGACAGATTTACAAATTAACTTTAAATTAACAATCAAACCATGACAGATTTACAAATTAAATTTGATTTAAAAAAAGCCACTGAAAAAAACGTTTTGTTAGTGGAGCAGGTTTTGAAAGAGGCGGACGCCCATCAATACAGTGTGTCAAAGATATACACGGCGCACAATGAAATTTTTGATTTAAAAGACGTTCCGCAATCATGTGTAAGTTGTTTGCACGAAAGAGTTACACGATTGCGAAAATGGTACGAACTTTATTTGTCGGAGGTACAAAGTGAAAGTGACGAAGCCGACAGCGAAAATGAAAATACCAATACCGACAATGACAAAGTTTTTAACTTGGAACTGGAGGAGGTGGGTGGCGTTATTTTCAAAGTGTCAAAAGGCAATAAGGGAACTGTAAAAATGGCGAGCGATGGCTCGGTTGTAAAGGCAGGAACTTACAAGGTAATTGACGGCGGCGAGGGTTTTTTAGCGGTGCAACCGAACGGCAAAGCGACCTTTAGACCTGAATAGAAAATAAAAGGTTTTTGCAATATGTTTTATATTATCCAAAAAAGAGACACAAAGGCTTTTTGTCAGCGTAAAATTGGTTTTGAAAAATTTTGTAAGAAACATGATATTAAACCAATGCTGACGGGCTTTTGTGTTTTTTGCGGATTTAGGATTGACGAATTTAACACGGCGCACAATGAGTTAAAAGAAAAAATCGAAGAGGGCAAAGCAACGCAAAAAGAGTTAATTTTTTACAATGAGTTTAAAACGATTTTTGAGTAAAAGAGCAAAAGAGCAAAAGAATAGGAGTTTTAAAAAAAATGACTACAAATAACGCAAATAGCAACAGTACGAATAGCAAAAGACGTGTACCTGTGGCGCAGGCTGAGCAGCCAAAAGTAACAGCGGCAAATACCTTTTGGAAACGTAAAAGTAAGTACTACGGTGGTGGAGCTAAACGCCTTTTAGACAATGCAGAAAAATTAATGCAGGAGGCATATACCTATTTTACGTGGTGCGACAAAAATCCGCTAATACGTTATGAGTTGATGAAACAAGGAGGGCGGGCTGTTTTGGTTGAAGTACCGCTCGGGCGACCTTACACAATGAGCGGATTGTGTGTTTATTTGGGCGTTAGTGGTTCGTATTTTCGTAGTGCAAAGGGGCATATAAGAAATAAAATCGAAGAGGGCAAAGCAAAACAAAACGAAATTGAAGTACTGAAGGCAATAGAAGTTATTGAAGCGATAACGCAAACTCAAAATGTTGAAGGGGCGGCGGTGGGTAAATTTGCCGCTAACTTAGTTGCAAGGCTACACAATATCGCCGACAGTGTTAATCAAAACACGGCGGGCGATTCTGTTATACGAATAACAGTCAGAGACGACGAAATAGCAGAGAATTTAAGCAAGCTAACAAGTAGTTTATAATCAAACTAAATAAACATAATAATCAAACTTATTTAGCATGTGGAGACTACGAACGTTTTTAGCAAACTTTTAAAAGCATATATCAAACCTGAAAATCGTGTAATTGTTATGCGGGGCGGCACACGTTCGGGCAAAACATTTGCAATATTACAACTTCTAAATATCATAGCTTTAAAAACAAACTCAAAACGTGTTATATCGGTGGTGGCTGAGACTTTGCCACAATTAAAGCGGGGTGCAATTAGAGACTTTAAAACTATTTTAGAGAATGAAAATATATACAACTCTAATGCTTGGCATGATACCGATAAAATATATCGCTACGATAATGCAATGATAGAATTTTTTAGCGCAATGGACGCTGGTCGGGTGCATGGGTTGAGCCGTGATATTTTATTTGTTAACGAAGCCACTAATTTAGAATGGGAGATTTACCGACAATTAGCAGTAAGAACAACCGAAAAAATAATAATTGACTACAATCCTATATATGAGTTTTGGGTTGATTCTAAATTGTTGCCACGTGCGGACGTGGAGCTTATTGATAGTACATATTTGGACAATGATATGTTAAGCAGTTCACAAATAGCAGAGATTGAAAGTAACAGAGAAATTGACCCTGATTGGTGGAATGTATATGGGCTCGGTAAAATAGGTAGCAAGCAGGGATTAATTATAAAAAATTGGGATATTGTCAGAGAAATGCCCCCACGTTCAGAATGGAAAAAAGCGTATATCGGTGTCGATTTTGGATGGTCAAACCCGACCGCCGTGATGTTGGTTGTTTTAAGCGGTGGAGAGGTTTATATAGATGAGTTGGCATATCAAAGTAATTTAGACAATCCCGAAATTGTAGAGATAATAAAAGAAAATAATTTGCAACGTTACGAAATAATTGCAGACCCTGCCGACCCACGCTCAAAAAGTGAGTTACGAAATGGCGGTTTACGTGTACCTGATAAAATTGTAAAAGACATCGGGCTGGGTATTCGTGTAATGAATAGATACAAAAAACATTATACCGAGCGGAGTGTTAATTCAATAGACGAAAATAGAAAATACAGATATTCACAGGATAAAGATGGCAATTACACAGGCGAGCCAATTGATAAATTTAACCACGCTAAAGATGCCGAGCGGTACGTCTTTTTAAATAGACTTTCAAACATATCAGCAGGCTTTGATGTTACAGTAAGTACAACGAAATAAAAACACAATTATTTAAAACCATTCTAAATAACAATAATAATAACAATATAAAAACATGGCTAAAAAAGATTTTTATTTAAGTAAAAGGAGTTTAAAGAATTTGGAGGGTGTTCACCCCGATTTGGTTAAAGTGGTAAAATGGGCAATAAAGCAAAGCCCGCACGATTTTACAGTTATCGAGGGTGTTCGCACGATGGAGCGTCAGCAGTCTCTTTATGCTATTGGCAGAGATGGCAAAGGGGGTGCAATTGTAACCAATTGTGACGGTGTTAACAAAAAGAGCAACCATCAGCCAAAAGATGACGGTTACGGTTATGCGGTGGATATTTACCCATTTGTTGACGGATATGTACGAATTAATGAAAGTTACGTCCCCTTTATGTTAAAGAGAATTGCAAAACATATAAAAGAGATTGCGGCGCAGTTAGGTTATACAGTTGTTTGGGGTGGCGACTGGAAGTTCAAAGATATTGCACACTTTGAATTGAAAAAGTAAACTATCTATAATTAACAAAAAAAAACATGGTGCTATGAAAAAAGTAACATTATTTTTAATTACATGTTTTGTATTGTCGATGGGCGGAGCTTTTGTTGGTGCTTATTTTGGTTATAGGTATGCAACCGATAACAGCCAATCAGCAACCGCAGTAATTGACGAAAAAATAATAATTAAAAGAGACACTATTGTAATAAAAGAAAAAGAGTTTATCCCTGTTAAAGTTACAGAGGTCAAAACTGAAATAGTAAAAGTTTTAGTTAAAGATAGTTTAACAACTATTGACACGGCGGGAGTTATAACTCAAATTGATAGTGCAAATGTAGCAATACCGATAACACAAAAAGAGTACAAGTCAGAGAGTTATTTTGCTATTGTGGAGGGCTACAATCCCACGTTAAAACATTTGGAGTTATACACCACAAATACAATTAAAGAAACTGTTACACAAAAAAAATCCCCCCTTTTTGGTGTTATGTTTGGAGCGGGTGTCGGGTGGACGGGCAAAGGTTTTGCCCCTCATGTTGGGGTTACGGTCGGTATTAATCTAATTAGACGTAAATAACAAAAGGGGGCGTTTTTTAATACACCCCCTTTTGATTGTTAACATAAAAAATAAAGAAACTTATGAGTAGAAAAAAACAATTATTTGAATATATCGCTAAAACTTTCCTGTTGACCGCTTTTGTCTTTTTTATTTAGTGTATCTAATTTACTTTCAATCTCTCCACGTAGATACTTTCGCATTATTCTGAAAAATGGTATATTAGGATTTAATATAAGCACGTGCGCCGATAAGCTCCAAAACTCACACGCCGCCGCCCATCCTGCCGCTATCTTTATACCGATAAATCCTTTGTCATGTATTAACATTTCAATCATGTATATAATAATTAAACTTGTAGCGTAAGCAGCTAATTTAAAAAGTGTCAATCTTGCAAGTTTTGAAAGTGCAAAATCCCCCCTTTTTTTCACGGCGACCGCAATGCCAAAAACAGCGTCAAAAAAAACAGCCACAAATACCAACCCAAATGAGTACGCTTCAGGCGCAAAGAAATTTATTACAGTAAAAAATATAGCACTTAGCCAGCCGAGTGGTGCGCTCGCCACTACGTTTAATTTTGTTATCATACGTTTAAGCATTTTAATTAAATAAGATTAAATTTATAAATATTGTTATCTATTTGGTATATATATACCGCAATCGTTAATATCAAAAACAGCACCCCCTGCGCTATTGCAGCAGCTTTGACTATTCCATAAAGGAAAGTTATTTTTACAACTGCAAAGGTAGTCAATAAGCTGTCGCAATAGCACCTCCGCATCGTCTTTGAGCCACCTTTTTAATTGTGCAATATCGTTAATATCAACCGCCTTGCTATTTTCACTTTCACGTAACGTAACGCCTTTATTTAGTATCGCCGCCCAGTGAAATGGTAAACCTTGATACACGGCATAAAAAGAGAGCGGAGGGGCTATCATAGAGAGCAACGCTCTGTTATATTCAGTTATCGGATATGGGGCGGCGTCGGGGCTTTCGGTTGCCTCTTTGATTTGGTTTTGCAACTCTGTTAAAAGAGGTGCGCCCAAAATATCGTTTATATACAATTTTTGTGCAAGTGCTATGTAGGGAATAAATGTTTGTATAGCAAACTCCTCTTTAACAGGACTGCATTGTCTAAACAGGTCATCGGATATTAAAAGTATCTCCATTGTATTTTATTTGTTTATTTTAATTCTTTTGGATTTTCTATTTTAACGTTTAACGTCTTTTTTGGTTTCTCTGTTTCTCTAATTTTCGTAACAACGTCCAACTCCGCAATCGCTAACTCCGCCGTGCCGTTTATTTTTGTAAATATATTCAATTTGTCTAAAATTTTACGTTTTAATTTTTCGATAACTGTATAATTGAACAACACAAAGGAGTCAACAATCTCGGCGGCGTTTCCTGATAAATTGCCTTTTCCTGAAATACCCGCAAGTGTCGGGCTGCTTAGCCTGTGGCTACTAATGATTTTTTGAAATATGATACCCTCAATTTCATTATAAATATTTGCATTTGCGGACGCTGTAAATGGAGTTATAACAGGTTTAACTTCGTCATTTTCTCCCCACAAAATAACAATGCTTGAAGCTCCTTTTGCGCCTGAAAATGCCTGCTCCATTTTTCTCTGAAAATCCGCTTTTTTCTTTTCGTCTGGATTAGACGGCATACTTATAACTACGCTCGGCGTAAATCCATTATTTATAGAGTTGTTAAAAAATTCAGCAAGTGCGCCGTCCGCTTTTGCGTACTCTAAACTTGAGTGATAATCGGGGAGGCAATAGTGCGAAAGTCCTGAAATATAATCGAAGTGGTAAAACATTTGCGCCTCGCCTTTTTTGAGGTTGTTAATGCCGTTCCATGCGTTTAGTTCAATAGGTTTATTTTTGCCACTTGTTTTTTTCCAATCATTTGAAATACGAAAGGTTAAAGGCTCGCCTGTCTCTGAAATTTGCCCGATACGAACTTTTGAAAAATCCTGATGGAAAATACTCACAGTTGTATCGTCTTTGTTTTTTACAACCTGAAAATAAAAGCCTCCAAACATTTTGTAATCTTTTGCAAGTTTTTCAAATACCTCGTCCCACGATTCTGAGGGGTTGGGCACTCCTATCAATTTAACCTCCTCATTTGCCTTTAAAGTTTCTTTGATACCTTTACCACACATATAAGTAACAATACTGCCAATGATAGCAGTATTAACAGGGCTTTTTCCTATGATATTTATTATTTGTTGCGGATAATCGTTTTTAGCTCCAAAGTCAACCCAGCCCGCATGGTTGTTTTTCATTGCAGGTTGCGCCGATTTACTTTCGATTGAACTAAGATTTATAACTACAAAATTGTTAGGGTTGCTAATTGTGTCGGTTGCATTCATGTTATTTAAAATATAGTATTTTTGTATTTAAGATAATAAAAAATTAATTTATCATATAGTATATATATTTATTTATTTATGACAAAGATAGAATATAAAGATATAGTTATTAACGTACCTGAAAAATGGAGCGATATTAAAGTGTCGGACTATGAACAATATTTTAACGTCCCTTTTGGTTCAATTCGTGAGCGTATCGAAGTGATTGCAAAAATTTGTAAAATTGACTATGAAACACTTTTAAAATTGCCTTACACAATTTCGGAGGAGATAATTGCAAGGGTGTTATTTATCTTTGAGGAAAATAAAGCCAAGCCAAACCCAAAAATAAAAATCAAAGGAATTAATTATGTAGTGCAGGCGGAGGATAAGTTGACACTCGGCGCATACGTGGACGTGGCGGAGGTGCAGGAAAAAGGGGCTAATGTTTTAAGTAACATATTGGCTATTGTGTGTCGTCCTATTGGCGAGGAATATAACTACAATAATAACGAAAAAAGGGCGGCGATGTTTGCCGACTTGACAATGGACAAAGTCAGGGGGGTGCTTGCTTTTTTTTTACATTACAACAAAGAATTACAGAAACTTACAAAGGTTTACAACGAGCTATTATCGGCGGTCGGCAAATTGCCCCAGAGTATCAAAATTTTTCAAAGTCGTGGGGGTGGTATAAAATCATTTCAGATTTGGCGGGCGATAAAATATTACTTTTTGATGAAATTGTTAAAATACCGATTGCACAGGTTCTTACATTCCTACTCTTTAAAAGAGATAAAGTAGAAGCTGAAAATTACCAATATATTTTAGATAAACGATTAAACAAAATAAGGGGAGGAGGCAATGCAAATAGTTAATTTATTTTTTGAGTTATCACGCCAACATACAAAAATTAAAACATTTCGTTACGGTCATTCTGGAGGCAAAGGGGGCGGGATTGATAGGTATCCGCTTGCATGGTTAGACGACCCGATATATATAAGAAATGTAAATAATAACGCTTTGCAATATACTGTTAATTTGGATATTTTGGGCGTTCCTGAAAATAGTAACGAAGTGCCAACATTGCAAGGTGTTGCAATGAATGTAGGTCTATCATTTATAGAGAAAATAAAAAAGACGGCAAACGCAACAGGCTTTTTTGTAGATAGTTTTTCAATACTAAGTTTGCGAGAGTACTTTGACGATAACGCCGCAGGGTGTCGATTTACTTTGTATGTTAATGGAGTTAATCCTGTGGACTTGTGCGCCGACAATTTTGACGAAAATAAACAGTTTGAAGTTAGTAACTTACTGCCAAATTTTGACACAAAGGGAGCGGAGGGGTGTGTAGTATTTTCTGACAAAAAAACGTTGCCAAATTTTAAAATATAAGTGAATGAAAGAGGGTGTTAAAATAGCTATTGCGGTTATTGCACAGGATTTATTTGAAATAATAAACGAAGTCTTTACCGATGACGCTATTGGCACAAATATAAAAGTCGGTATCAATACGCTAATCGACAGCAACCTCCGCAAAGAAATGATTTTAAGGTACAATTTTGAGGGTGGCGACCCTGTTATTGAAACACTTTTTAATCATTATATTGATAGTGTAGAAAAAGGACGTAAACCAAAAACAGGCAGTCCGCCTCCGATTAGTGATTTGGTAGATTGGGCAAAACGGCGAGGCATACCGACCGACAGCGGAACGCTTTACGCAATTTCATACGCTATTTGGCGGGACGGATATGCAGGGCGACCAGTGATAGCAACGATTGAAAGTAAATTAGATTTGAGATTTAACGACAAATGGGCGGATATGCTTTTTGAAGCGATAACAGAGAGTTTAACAGAGTTTTTTAACGATTAAAAAAAAGACTAAAACAATGGGTTACAAAATAACAGATATTGCAGATATAACAGAGCCGAGAGAAATAAGTTTAGCAGATGACAAAAATTTTTTAATTATCAAAAGTTATCCACGTAACAAAAGGTTTTTAGAAAAACAGATAAAAGTTAACATTAAAAAGGGTTATCCGTATAACAGCGGACAAACCAAAATTGTTGTTTACAGAGGAACGCCGCAATATCCACGAGGCGAATTAATGACTATTGAGGGTACGGAGGGGACGCCAAATGAAAATCAATTTAAAATTGAAAATACACAATATCAAACAACTGTAAATATACAACAAAAACTATTGTCTAATGAATACATAAAAGCGCACTTTGATATATTTATACCTTTTGGACTTGAGGAGGGCGAGGTTGTAAATGGTAATGTTTTATATATAAAAAGTAAGGGCGCAGGCTATGCTTTTACAGTCACTTTTTCAACTCCAAATGACCCTGACGGTGTCGCATATGCACACACGGACGTAACAACAACGTCCGATGACTACGATACTATAAAAGGAGGCAGTTGGAGTGCTTATATTGAAATAGAAGTTTATACCAACTGCAATGTAAAGCTCGGCGACCACGATTACCCGACCACGCCTGCCGTGATTGGCACACTTGCAACCGTTTTAGCAAAAACATATATAGGACGTCCGCTATGGTTCGAGTTAAACAGTATGTTTAATGGGTTGACAAAATATAATGCTCCACGTGG